AATATATAATTTAGAAGAAGAAAATCAACAGCTTAGATTTGCATTAATTAAAGATTTATGGAATCAAATAAAAGATGAGTGTAATCAGTTAAATATAAAGATTTGTTTAGAGTTTCCATCGAGACTAACTGATACTATCAATTATAAGGTTAATAAATTTAATGAAGAAATTAAAAATCTATAAATAGTAAACGCACTCAAAAATAATTATTTTATCATACATTTGTATAATAAAATATAATGTCAAATTTAAATCAAGAAGAAATAAATGAAATAGAAGAATTATTTGAAAGCACAAGACGTGGAACACATGATTACAGTGAACAACAAAAAGAGAAACTTAAAAAGTTTTGTGAAAATCAAAGATATATTTGTGATGATAATAATAGAAATAATAACAATGGATGTAGTTTTAATGGTTTTGATATAAAACAGAAAGAACGTGCAATAAGAAGATTTTATTATCAAATTCCAGATAATCGTGAATTAATTAAAGAATTAGAAGAAGAAATTAAAAAATTAAGTGAAGAAGAACAAAAATTATATGATAGTGAGGATTTTAAAAAATATTATCCAGCTGGAAATATTGGAAATCCTCCAAATCATTGTGTTGAATATTTTGATGTGGCTAAAAATTATATTCAATATTTAGAGTTAGTTTGCGGTGGAATAAGAACTAACACAGAATCAATGAGAGTTTTTATTAATTATTTGAAAGAAAGAGTATAAAATTATTTTCTCAATATATATAAAATTATTTTCTCAATATATAATATGGATAATAATTATTATTCATAATTAAAAGGAAATGAAGATAATCGGCTATTATTACTCTATTTTAAGATAGAGCGGTTTTAAACCTAATGTGGTCCCTATGAGAAAAGTAACACCCGGTTCGCCGGATGGACTATGTCCTAGTGGGTGCAAATCCTACCGTATAAGCTTAAAGATTCTCTGCTATTGGTTAGCAAATGTTGTATAGTTCTCGGATTGTACTAAAATTGTGCACAATTAGGGTTCGAATCCCGAAGGATCATTTTATCATTAATATTAATTAATCTTAATGATTTATTTTTGTTTTTTCTTTTTTTTAGGATATTTCCTTATTGGTAAATCTTTAAAGTTTTCAGTTTCATGATACCATTTATGACAATTCCAAGTAGGATATTTACCATCTCTAATATCTTGCATATATCTGAGCCAGCATAGGCGAAATTGTTGTTTACTTTCAAAAGGCATCTATATAATTAAACGCACATAAAAAAATAAAAAAAATATTATCTCGTCTAATAATATATAAGACAAAATAAATGTCAGAATCAGATAACGACGATATTAAGCTAGTAAAAATTATTGCGCGAAGAGGAAGGGGAAGACCTGCGTTAAGAGCATTGGAAGAAAAGAAACGTATGAAAAGAGAATATGATAGAAAATATCATGCTGAAAGATATAAAAACGATCCTGAGTATAAAAAGAACAAAAAATTAAGAAATACGCTTAAACAGAAAATAATGAAAGTTAATGAATAATAAAATTTAAATATAGACATATTGTATAATACAATATAATATGTCTAGCGTTTCAGTACTTTTAGATCCAGAAACAAAGCTAACACAATGGAGTGCATTAAATTGTTATCATTTAAATGTTGCAAATTTAAATGCTGATGTAATTGAGCATGGTTCTTTGGCGCCAACAATAAATGATGTTACTAATGCAAATATAGCATTTGCTAGTGGTAGTGGGACTATTAGTGTTTCGCAGTCACTATTTAGTAGATATAAAAATGGATTAGGAAATAATAATGAATATATTTTCGCATCTGGTTCATTTCGTATTGATAATGTTGCTGCTCCTCTTGTAGGAACTGGAAGATCTCTTCTTATTTTAACAGTTACATTACCTTTTAAAATAGATAGTTCAATGACTACGCCTGGAGGTGGTTCAAATAGTATTATTAGAGCTGTACCGACACTTACTACACAAGTATTTTCAAGTACTCAAGTTCAGTATCAAAATAATGGAGGTGATTTAAATATATTTATTTTTGTACAAGATAATATTTCAGTGGCTGACCCAGTAAGATCTTTAGTTTTTCATATACATTAAATTATAAAAGAATGTAAATATTTACTTTGATTAATTATATATAGATAAATAGTTATCTGTATATTAAAAGTAAAGTTTAATTAATAATTAAATGAAGTGAGCAATTTGTTAATCCCATATTTGTACCTGCTTCTTGTTTTAATGCTATTAAATCTCCGGCAACACACGTAGTACCTAAAATACCTATATTTATTGCACCACTTACACCAGTTAAAAAGAATATTCCTTGTCCAACTCCATTTTTATAAACTTGAACTTGAGTTGTTGCATCAGCTGTACTTGAATTATATGCTAGAATTAAAACTTTTGAACTTTGTGCAACTGCTTCATCAGTTAAAGGACTTTGTGCAACTTGTCCAGCATTTACTGGATTTCCACTGGAATTAAACCATTGTCCTGCTACTACTGTGCCTGTAAATTCCATAGTTTGATTCATTAAATTTGAAGTTTTTAAAGTACCATCAACTTTAACATCTCCAAAGAATTCAGCACTTTTAGCATCACTCATTGTTAAAATATCTGCAAAAGCATTATTTCTAATATGCATTACATTTCCTGTGCAATCAATATATTTATCAGGAACTCCAGCTATTTGAAAACCAATAGTCTCTGAACCTGCTGCCACACCATCATTTAATGTAAATGATGCTCCATCATCCTCTATACCATTAGTTGTTTGGAGTGTATTAAAAAAAACATTTGAAGTTGTTAAAAGTGTTTGGTCTAAATCAATGCCATATAATGGAATTTTTCCACCTACTAAAGCTCCATTTACTGTATAAAATCTACCATCAGCATTATTTGAATAAAGTTTATTATTTCCTACTGCAGGAGGTGCGATGACGGCTTGATCAGCACATACAATATCTTTTAAATTTGTAATTTCATTATCTCCGGCATTTACATTACCAGTTAAAGGATTAACTAAAACATTAGCAATATTAACACCTGAATCATTTAATAATTGACCTGTAGCATCTGCATATGTTGCTATATCTCCAGCTACTGAAACTAATGGTCCAACTACATTACCATTACCATTACTTAGCCATTGAACATGTCCGGCACCATCTGAAGAAAGGACCTGGTTTGGGAGCCCTAAGCCATTTAATGTTACGTAATCAACTCCACTAATTAAGGCTGAATTACTAACAGTAATAGTTTCAAACGATGCATCTTTAACATCAAGGGTATCAATAGTAATATTAGTAACTGTGGCATTATCTGCTACTAAATTATGTGTATCAAAAGAATAGGATTTTAATGCTGACCATTGCTGAAGTTTTGTTTCTGGATCTAATAAAACACTTACTGATGACATTATGAATATATTATATGATTATATAATATTTTCTTGTAAATAACTAAATTAAATATTTATATTAATAATCTTCCGCTAAATCAGATGCTTTAGTAATTTTTCTATTACGGAGTCTATTTAATATATTTTGTTTTTGAGGAGTTTTTTTAATTGGTTGTTCATATTCAAATTCAACTTCATTTTCATTTTCAGAATAATCATTTAAATCACCTCCTTCAACATCTAAATTACCACCTCGCATAGCACGTCTACGAGGAGCTCTTCCACCACTTCTACCGGTACCACCACTTCTACCATCACCACCATAACCTAACTGACGTGCGATTACAGATGCTGCACGTGTTCCAGGATGAGGAAAAGCGCCAAGAGCTGTACTAACGAGTTTATTATCTTTAACGAATCTATGTGCTGATTTAAATGCATTACCCAATGATCTAAATAGATTACCTCCACCACCGTAAACACTTGCTTGCTGTTTATAAGTAACTCCAGGTTTACGTTTTGCGTTCAAAACATCATCAACACTAAGAGGAGCGAGGATTAATGAAGTATTACCATCAATAACATTGAATACACCTTCATATACTGCTAGCACAAACATTTGTACATTCAAACTTCTATCGGAAGTATTAATAAAATTACATGTCAAACCTAATTGTACATTTTTCAATACACCTGGTGCATCTTGTGGGGAAAGACCAAAATCAATACCCGCATCCAAAACGATTAAACTACCAACATCACGGGTATATTGTGTGTATGACATTTGGCAACCATTTTTAACGGCCATATTATACAAGTCTTCAGTTGTTGCTTGAGATAAAAATTGATTATTATCATATGTTACACTCAATGGATTAGTATATTTTTCTAAACTCAAAAATGTATCACTTGTAAATACTGATCTATCACGATCACATTCACGTGCCCAAATAATTAAGCGTCTCGCTGATTCCAAATACACTATTAGTATATCCATAATATTCGTAATGACAAATTACTAGTATTATGCTGGCTTTCACCAGTGGGCTGACTATACCTTAAGCCATAATAAATTATGACCTATCTCCATCTAGTCGATGAACCTTACCCATATCATTGCTGACTTAGGGTCTTGGCTGCGGATTGCCCATATATCTTTATCATTTTTACTATTCTCAGGGTTATTAACTCGAGTTCTTACATAATCTTTCGAATATGAAGTAGTAGATAAAGCTTTAGGGGTTCCCCGCAATTTGAAGATATTGCAATTATAGAACTTGTGTCAAGATTTTCTATAATCACTAGGTAGTTATATTAAAGATATATTTACACTGTTTATCTGAATAGGTATTATATCAACCTACGCAGCAGCTACCTGTTGTTCCCAAACTTTAGGAATGTTGCTTAATTGGATACTATTAAAAGGAATAGATATTCGTCCACCTGCTGCTAACGGGGCTTGAATTGCGGTAGCATATGGAGTTAAATTAAAGTAAGATGCTGAAATATTTCTAGGAATACTCATTAAAGGATCAACTGTAAAATAATTAAAAATAAGTGAATAATTATCAATGGTAACATTTATTTGATTTGGATTAATATTAATTCCTGTTTCCGTATTATCAATGGATAAGAGACGACGTAAATCACCTAAATTAAGTTGCACTGATGCATTTTGGATACCAGAGATACAAGATGTAAAGTTTGAGCTATGGCCGGCTACGAAGGGTGAGACTAATATAGGCTCTACGACATTTAATTGAACAGTTGCAGTTGTACCACCATTAGGATTACTTGTGATTTGGAATCCAACGAAACCACCTCTTGTATTTTCATAAGAATTATCAACATAAGGTGCCATAGGCGAACGATTCGTAGCAAAAGACTCGGCGTAGCTTTGCGTCTGATCGAGCATACTACAAGAGAGGCTATATTGACCGAAACGATTAGCATGGTTATTCTCAAGCCACATTAATGCACCCCAGTATTGTTGTAATGGGGATTGTGTTGCAACTACGTTATTAAGAGTAATCTGCATAGCGTCCGTGACCATGGTCAAAGGGTACGCACGTGGCGAAATTCTTCCCGCAGTAAGTAATGGGCCACCAGTTGTATTTGTACCTGAGATACTTATTGTAAACTGCGCTCTTTGAAAAACTAGCCTGCTTATAGCCATTTCACGAGATGGCGGATTGCAAGTTATGGCTATGTTCGATGGGCTCAGATTATTAGCTGGAAAAGTAACGTAGCTGCTAACTGCAGCGCCGCGCATACTGATATATTCATGATCTCTAATTTCAAGACGAGGATCTAAACAGCCAGAAACTGGGATTGGAACTACGTTATTTGACATATTTATTTATATATTATATACATATATTATTTTTTCTCAAATAGTATTTTTATAGAACCTTCACGAAATGGCGATAAAAATATCGGAAATAACCTACCTTGTTTAGATTTCCAATAAAATTGAATATCGATAACATTTATTGGGAGTTCAGAAATTAAAGTTGAATAACGAAATTGTGCCGTAGGATAATAAATAACGCGATTTCTAATTTCATTTCCAGTAACTGGAGGCACAAGAAAATCTGAAAGAACAGATAAGAAATTATTATCATTATTTCCCTGTATATTTATCCATTCATTACGCATTGGTAATGATGTTGATGTAACGACGATTGATGCAAAATCTAACATTAATGATAATGCATTATATTCTTGAGTCATGACAAAGTAATCAATTATAACTGGACCTGGATAAGTTATTGATTGTCTATTAATAATATCATCATGCACAAATATTTGTACATCTCTTCCATCAATACTAAAATGACTAATAACTTCACTTGGTAAAGAGCTACCAAAATTAGATATTAAAGATGCATTAAAATAAATATTTATTGGAGTAACATTATCACTATTATATGCTACAGGAGCATATAAAGATATTAGGTTAGTTGTTGTATTATAGTATAAAAATGGTGGAAAATTTAAAACTAATCCTGGTGCACCATTCGCAACAAGTAAATTATGGGCACTCAATAATGCCTTATTAATTAATCTCATAAAATGTTCAATATTAAACATTGCGTAATAATCATGATAAAAAGGTTTATCACCTATTGGAAACGGTGGTATTGGTGTAGGTGCTGTTTCATCTTCGGTATCCCATAGTAAAAATATTTGATGAACAAACCCATTCCATGATAGCGTAACGGAATATGTTGATACATTTATAGAATGATCTTGAGTTGGAAAAAATTGAATGGGGATTAAATCTGTGGGCATATCAAATCTTACCACAGACATCTTGTAATCAGATGTTACACCAGGAAGTAAAGTGGTTGTTCTTGTTTCTCTAAATTGTACTGGAATTGGTAAAAAATTACCATTATCATTATTATTAACAAACGTAATATTATAATAAACATTATCTCCTGCTCTTTCAATTAAAACTGGATCATCTTTTAATTTAATTTGATTAATTTGCATAAATATTATATACTAATAGAATACATAATATTTTATATTTTTAAATAAATGAAGTTAAATAAGTTACCATTTCATCAGGATTATTAATACAATTTTTAGATTGTAATAAATTTATATATTCATTCAACGGTAAACTATTTGCTGAAATACATCTAAATACAACATGTCTTCCGCAACTAGATATACCTTTTTTTCTCTTTTGTAATTGAACAGGATTATATAAAATTTCATATGGAGATTCATATAATAATTTTGATAAATATGGATAATCTTCTCCTAATTGATTTTTTAATTTCTTCGGAACAAATCCTAATTGTTCATCAATAAAAAGACCATATGAATCAAAGAATTCAATTGTTGGAGGATTATAATTACTATGTCTAAATAATCCAGTCCAATGCCCGTATGAAGGCTGTGTTTCATATAATAAAGCAACAGCATCTTCATTACCAAATACATCATCAATATTATTATAATTAAGCAAATCTTTATATGTCATGATTTTTATTTCATCATTACATGCTTCTTGTATTTCACTACCCGACAATGGTTTTTCTTCTAGTTTATTTATTAATCTATTCATATATTATTACAATAGATTTTATAATAAATAAAGGCCCTTACTATACATTACATATTGACATGGATCAGCATTTTTAAATACTGTTACCCATCTTGAAGGAAGATCAAATATTTTATTAATGTCATTCTTTGACATTCCAACATATTTTTTTAATGTATATTTAATTGCATCTGTTGCACCAGACTTAGGAAAGAATGTGATTGCATTACACTCATTTAGAATAATACGAGTTGATTTATAATTAGTCATAAGATGATTACTAACAATCACACTAATACCTTCACCATAATGACGACCTGTTCTTAATAGAGAATCTCTAAGTTTTTCTATTACTTGTAATAATTTAGGGTTTTGAATTGAATCAATATCATCAAATACACATACAGAATCTGCCAGTATTTCCGGATTAATTGGTTTTTTATCTACTAAATCATCATCTAATTTAAATCTTATAATATTACCAATTGAATCTAATTCAGGATCCTCATTGACATCAGAGAATATATATATTTTCTTTTTGGGGCAAACTTTACGCATATTTTTTAGTAATCTACCAATATAATAACTCTTACCAGAGCCAGCAGGACCACATATATAATATCTAAATGTCTTTTTAAACTCTGGTAAAGCACTTAATTCACCATCATCCCATAATTTAAATTCTTTTTTTGACATATCTTCACTTTTAGTAACTATTTTATTAAACATATCCTCAATATCATCATCTGAAACATTATCAGGATTTTGACCTTTAAAACCACCGTATCTAATAGCTTCCTTAAGTTTATAAGCATCATTTGAAGACATCTTCTTTTTTAGACTTCTGATATAATCTTCATCAACCATATCAAAAGCATTATTATTAATACCTGCACCGCAATCTCCTCCACAGTCTTCACAGCAAGGATCAAAACTGCAATCTTCATTACAATTTTCACAACACTTTTTAGTTGGGTCACTGATATATAATATTTTGTTATTGTATTTTCCACCTTTTATTATTGCTTTTGGTTCTCCTCTTTTTAAACTTATCATCTATATTATTATATCTTAAAATATTTTCAGAATTTAAGAAATACTTTTAATAAATTAATATATTTTATGTAATATTTTATTTAATGTTCTATCATTAATTGGAATCTCTTCAAAAATATCAATAACTCCTTTAATATTACCTCCATTTATTTCATCACTTAATATATTTGCTATAATATTATCATCCCCCGATCCTTTTTTTTCTCCTCTTATTTTCATACCTACGACTCTATCAAAGAATTTTTGTTCTGATTCATTACCAGGAATATCAAAAATATATTGAGGAACTGGATATAGACTATTAATTTTTAAATATTTAAGTGTTTGTTCTCTAATAATTTCTTTTAGATAATCAACCAATGTATTTAAATTATCCATTGTTAAATTAAGTTGTTTCTTTGTAAAATTATAGCTATATTTTTTATAATTATTTACAATTCCATCTAAAAGTTCATATATTATATCAAAATCAATATCTATGTCATCAACGTAAGATATTCTTACTTTAAGATTATCTATTTGATCCATTATTGTCTGATATGGTGGTTTAGGAACTCTTTCTAATATTAATAATAATGTTTGAATATCTGTTTTAATTTGATTAAGTCTTGCTACATTTCCTTGAAATAATGGTGTTAATGTTCTCAATAATTCTTCATTTTTTATTGTTCTAGCTAATGCCCACATTCTTTTTGCCATTTTAAAGAAATTTTCAAATACTGGAGATGAAAATTTTCTTATTTCATTTTTCATATGATCAATATATGATGAACTTTTATCATTAACATTTGGTG